AAGGTTGGGATGTACTTAGCGTACTTAGAGAAGACTGTTATATCACTAAGTATTTGGTTTGATGTTTCCATTATGTTTCCTGTTCAGTTAAAGGGGGCTGTATAGTTATACTGATACAACCCAAAATGTCAAGACTTATCCCCAAAATATTGTGTAAAGAAATAGGGAACCCATTACTACTACCATTATGTACTCCACTAAACAGCTACCTCATTAAAGTTCTTCATAAAGTGTGCCATCTTACTTTCATAAGTATAGGCAAAGTCATTCTCTAGCAGCCAATCCTCCATACATCTACGTGTACCATTCTTACGCTTCTGTGCGCCAGGAAGTGCTACGTTCTCTGAGTGCAGTACAAATACTATGACAGCCATTGGGTTTGATCTACGCACATGAATGTACTTGTCCATTTCATGTCGTGTTCTGAATCTTCCCTTGACTTCAAACCATACGTTACCCATCACCCCATCGGGTGTGTACTTCCTATTCTCTACGACCTCATAGTCCACCTTGATGGGTTCGTAAGCTATATCCTTCATAGGGCCATCAGCAAACAACCTAAACTCTAACCATGATCGGTAAGGCTTAGGCTGGTCACGATTCATGGCAAGGTAATCACTCCATGATTGGTAAGGTTCTGGTGGTATGACCTTACACTTTAGTCCGCAGGTTTTACCTAGTATGCTAGGCGTTACCTTGCGGTGCTTAGGTTTCTTCTCCTTCTTAATAGGGTATCTCATACCACGTTATCCAACAGCTTATTGATATACCAACGGCACTTCTCTAAGTTAGTACGGGCATCCTGCTTCTTGTTAGCCCTCCATGTGTACTTGATTATGTTACCCTTACAGAATCCTTGAAACTCTTCTGCACTTAATGCGGATTGTATAGCATCAATGCACTCTACCCCACTAACTCCCTCCGACTTGTAGTGGTTAGGGTGATTAACTAAATCCTCTAGTGCATCATCTAAGTTAGCAGCTAACTCTGGTACTACATTCATTATCCCTCTCCTTCACATTTAGTGTTAAAGTCTAATGTTATTACGTTACCTTCCCTCCCTGTTATTCTAGTGGGCTTAGGTTCGTCTAAGTCTTCATCACCTAAACCTAATTCATCTACCATGTCCATAGTATAATCTTCAAGGGCTTCATCAAACTCCTCATTGTCCTGACAGAACTGCACCATTGCTGACATCTTATATGCTAAGAACATTAACTGTGCATGAGTATCATCACCTACCTTGGGCATAAGGTTACTGAATACTGATACTTGAACATCACCCTCCCATTCCTCCCCATCGGGAAGAACGGGCCGCATGATAACTCCGAAATCATTTTCTGTCATATCTATCATGCTGCTTCCTCTTCTACTATGTGAACATAATTAACCATAGGTCTTACCTTGGCTTTTGATGGTATGGATTCTTTCTCTACTAAAGTATCCCAACACTTGTACTTGTGCTGGCAGAAGCCACACTCAATACCTAGCTTTAGGTTACCTGTTTCTACCTTACGGAATGTTTCTTTGATAGGTTCATAACATCTTTCAAAGTAATCTCCGTCTACTATTCTGTTAGCCTTGTCCTCCAAGATAGCTAACTCTCCCTCCATGTCGATGCCTTCAGCAGTGATAAACTTGAACTGCCCGTTGGCCTTGTTAATAACAATCCAACCACCAGCATCTAAGTCTAACGCCCTACTGTAGCCAACCAACTGACCTACATACCCAAAGGAATCATGCTCCTTAACAGTAGCAAAGTCTATCCACTTGTTTGCATAAGCCCACGGACTACAGGATTTAATATCCCATACAGCACCATCAATGATAAGGTCAGGCGTACCATTAATAACATGCTTACCTAAGTTAAGCTTTAAGTGTTCACCATCCTGCCATATTACACCAGCCTCAGTGAGGATACCTTTCATGATCGCTTCAACAAGATCACCGAGGATCATGTTAATCAAGAAGCTGTTTGGAAAAGGTAAAGCATCTGTTGGCTGGTTCTTATCAAACCAAAGCTGGCAATAAGAACGACCTATGTTTGACATACGCAACCTAAAGTCTGGGTTACGCTTGTCTACGAGTTGCTTTTCTAACGCTAATTTAACATCGTTAACCATGAAGTCAAGAACAGGGCGGCTCATGCCACCCTCCCCTGCCACTACACTATTAAGATATTTTTGTACCATTAATTCGTGTATGTTCATGTTTACTCCACATCTATAAACTC